CTTCTGAAAAAACTACTCTTCTTATTCCCGATTGTATTATTAGCTTAGAACATTCAAAACAAGGAGAAAGAGTTACGTATATCGTAGATCCATCGGAACTTTGTGTACTCTTTGCAAGTTTTGTTATTGCATTTGCTTCTGCATGAAGAACGTAGGGTAATGTAACCATATCCTCGTTTTCGCAAATATTAGGAAATCCAGTAGGTGATCCGTTATACCCGTCGGAGATTATTGACTTATCCCTTACCATTAGACATCCGACCTGCATTCTTTTGCAGTGAGAATTTTTTCCCCATGTTTTGGCCATCTGTAAATAAATAAGATCATTTTTCATCATCTTTGTATTTTCACCATATAATGGGCTTTGCTTAATGGCATCAGAATGATCCCAAGAGATGTCAAACATATTTTCAGTTTTCCTGACACTCCAATTCTTTATATTAAGAAAATCTGGGTTGGAGAAATCAAAATCTGCTGAAACAGTCTCTTTTCCTGAATAATGTGATAGGGTAGATAACTCCATTAGTTTATAATTTTTACAAACATAAGGAATATGTACGAGGAAAAAAAATATTTTCCGATATTTTTTAGACTCTTCTGGAATCTGGTCTAAATGGGTGATCCAAAACAGAAACTGTTAATGTGCCTTCCAGAAGACCTGCCATTCTATTAAGTGCACTTTTTATGTCCTGTATGTCCTTGTCACTTACAGATCCGGTTGTACCTGATAGTGGGGTTTCTGATTTTTTCTCAGCTGCTGATTTACCTGCTGTGGATTTCGTTGAATCTGGTGATAGCTTTATTTCTGCTGCCTTTGTCTCTTTTAGAGATTCTTTTTCTTTAGGTGCCCCCTTCTTTGCTAAAGGAGCAAGCTTTTTAACATCACTAACTAAAGCAGGGGTTCTCATACTTTTAGCTGTTTCTATAGCTTCTGCAGATTTTTTACCAAGATCAGTTTTAGTTTCTTCCTTTTTTGATAAAGCTTCTTTTAATCCGACTCTTTTATCTATAGCACCCTTTAAAGCGCTAAGACCCTTTTTAGCAAATGGACTTGCTGATCCGAGACTTTCTGTTGCTTTATCTGCAGCAGAAAATAAAGCATTCTCTGCTCCACCCCCTATTTTAGACAATAAAGCAGATTTCTTATTCTCTCCCTTAGGAGAATCTCCCCCGTTATTCCTTTCCTTTCTTTGCTTATCCGATTTACCTAGTACTTGCTCTGCGTCTTTATCATCAGATTTTTTTTTGTCAACAAGTGATTCTGTAGCTAAAAGTTTAGCTTTAGTCACTGTCAGGCTGTTATAGTAATCATCATCTTTAGTTACGTCTTTTAATATCTCGTCCCATATTTTACCTCTTTTCTGGAGTTCATCCCCGCTAAATTTGTTTTTAGCCTCTAACTTTGTGGATTCTCCGTCGATTCTAGAAACCTCTTTATCTATACCATTCTGGCCTAGAGTCATTAAAGAATCTATTATCTCCCTCATGCTATCCATGGATTTTTTGGTTTCCTCGTCCTTAGCACCGTCTCCTAAATCTTCATATTTAGTAGAAAGTCTTCTAAGGTTCATAATCATACCATCTGAATCTATTAGACCTGGGTTTTCTGAGCTACCAAAAAAGTTTAAGTTATCATTTTTACTATTTTTAATCAATCCAGAAAGATCTGGAACTTTTTTAAGGCCCGCCATCAAATCTTTAACGTTAATTGGTATAACACCAGCACCTTTAGGCAGCTTAACCACCTCTGGTCCGTTTTCTCCAACAAGATATTTACCCTCTTTATTGGCAACACCTCCCTCTTGGAATGCTTTGATTATTCCTTTTAACCCTCCGGCAATGTTACTAAAATCTTTATTAGATCCATCTCCTCCCTTAGCTGCAGATCCCTTTACAATTTCTGCTATCTTTCCAACAAGAGGGCCCTTATCTCCAAGTAATCCGCTAATAGCTTTGGTAAGATTCTTTATTGCACCTTCGCTCTTCTCGCTTTCCCTAGGATTATCTGTAAAAGCCTTATTAGAAGCCGTAGCTTCTTCCTTTTTCCTTTTATCTGATTTCTCTGTTGCAGAGACCAAAGACTCTGTAACGAAAGTATTTTTCTTAATAGACTCAGCTAAGGAACTTATATTCCTACCGAGATCAGTCATTTGCGAAAACAATTTTTGATTAGGATCTGCTGCCATTTGATTTGAATATTATATTTATATATTTTAATAAGTTTACTTACCGAAACTAAACAACTCTTTGAATCCACTTTTAGCTTTTGCTTCCGCGTTTTCAACTTCTATTTCAGCATTAAGCTTATCTATCCATATCTGGTATTCATAGAAGGGTATGCTTTCTATCCAGTCTGGATCGAGATTATGCTCTTTCCATAGTCTAAACTTAATATCAAAGAAGTTCTCTAAAGATATCTGAAATAACGAAAAGAGATCTGAGCCCGTTGGGAAAGCTTATTCTAGCGGTGACCTCCATATCACCGCATACTGGGCACTTTTGTTTTACCTCTAGCTTCGTTCCCATTTTGATCCTTTGAGAAAGTTCAAAATATAAGCTAAATTCTTCTTTTGTCCAATAATCACTTTCTCTCATCTTAGTAAGGATCCTTTGGAAATTTAGATCTCTCCATTCGCCAAACATAAAAGGTGCTATATCAAGAAATCCATCATCAATCTGAATCCCCTTTTTAGAGCATTCTGTTATAAATGAAGTTATTTCCTGGGTTACCCCTATACTAGGAATGTACAGTTCAACAGTCTTATCAAGTTTTTTAATTATAAAAACAAAACCTCTAGTCTCCTCGTTATAGTACTTAGCGACATTTTCATCAAGCTCATAGGAACTTAGTACACCAGTTCTTAGTTCTATCCCATCATTGAATGGGCATTCTGTTGTTTGGCTACAAGATTTTTGGGTCTTGAGTATAATTGAATTCTCACCCTTGACAAAGGTAAGATCTCTAACCGCCATGATTATAAAGAATCGGTCTTCTTGTTTAAGATCCCTATATGAAACCACGCCTTCACCAGGGAAATCCATTCTGGAGCATCTGTCTATGATATGTGTTAATTTTTCTTCGATATCAAGCTTATCATCCTCGTCAATAGTGGAAAAATGTCTAATTTCTCTAACCTCAGCAGCTCTGATTGCTATTTTGGTTCCTTCCGGATAATATTTGCCACCAGAGGGTAATATCTCAACCGGTATATTTTTCCAACCCATCTCTAATGATATAGGTTTATTTACGCTTTGTGCTCTACCTAAAGAGGATACCGATTGCTCATCTTGCATCTGATTAATTTTTGGCTGAACTGGGTTAGGTATAGATTGCTGAACAGGTTGTTGAATTTGTTCTGCCCTAGGTGATAGTTCTTGTACTTGAGAAACCACATTGGTTTCTGCGACAGGTTTAGGATCATCGTATTCTATACCCCCAGCAATTTCTTTTCTTCTAAGTATTTCTTCCGGTGAAATGTTGTTATCCATTATTTAATTCTTTTTTCTTATTATATAACAAAAAACAAAAAAGGAGACAATTTAATTTGTCTCCTTCCGTATTTAATTTTAAATAAATAGATCTTCCCAGTAATCACATATCCATGATGTAGATATAGTGTAGATAGCTGGATTTTCGTAATCTAACTGCATATCGTTAATAGCAGTACTAATAAAGCAAGAAGGTATTCTAATTCTTCTGAAAACGTCTCCCCTTTTATTAAAGATGGAAATAACCATAGAACCAACATAGTCGCTCTTAATACCCATTGCACCTGTTAGTGGATTGTATATTAAATCACTCCATTGTCTAAGTATCTTATAAACACTCATTGAATTTACGTCATTTAAGTTGACTTCAAATTCCATGCTTAATGTCATATCACTGGTCGTAGGCTCGCCTGAAGCATATCTTCTTTGAGCAAATTTATAAGTTTGTTCAACGTTACCGTTTGCTAGAATATCTACAGCCAAACCGCTTATAGACTTAACCTGTTGAGCTAAAATTGTTTCTCCTTTAAAAGTCGTGGTAGCATCTACTATTCCCGAAGGAGGTGTAATCAAAACCTCAAATTGGTTAAGATAAACAGGTTCGTAGTTGTTTATTGCAGCTTTGGAGTTTGTAAAATGTGGTAAACCTGCCATTTATTTTTTGTGTTTTTTTTATAAGAATAAATCCTCCCAGTAATCAACAGCCCAAGTCATATCATCAACTTTAAATATATCAGTCGATGTGTAATTAAGATTCATTTCATTTATTGCCTTAGTAGGATAACAGTCTCTACATGTTATTCTTCTGAAAACATCCCCTTGTTTATTAAAAATTGAAACTACGATAGTACCTGTGTAGTCATTCTTAAGACCCATTGCTCCAGTTAATGGATTATAAATCAAATCACTCCACTGTCTTAGTGTTTTAAAAACATACATAGAATTAGAATCATTTAAGTTGACAGAGAAACTTAAACTTAAATCCATATAAGTATTATCAGGCTTAGCTCCAGCGTAGTTTCTTTTAGAAAACTTATATTTCTGAGTAACTAAACCTGGGTTTTTATCTAAAGTAAGCCCGCCAATATTTGACACGTGTTGAAGAAGTATTTCCCCACCAGCTACAGCAGAAGGAGGTATAACTGTAACCTCAAACTGGTTTAAATAAACAGGTTCGTATTTGTTTATTGCTGATAATGAATTTTGATAATGTGATAGTCCGGCCATATTCAGTTTATATTTATCTTAGTTGCCCAAAAGGCTCCAATTCTCATTATACGAATTGGATAAATCCTCCAGCTGCTATACCTCCTGTTCTTGTAACAGTAATCCTATTTATGAATTTCTGTATACCTCTAGCAGGTTCGATGATAACGTCT